CCTTTTTGAGGCCAAGGACGACAGGTCGTAAAATAATCCGGGCGCTTCGCCCGCTTTAAGAGCTGATAGTTCGAGGGTGTATCCGGTCCGTCACTCAAATAATTGACTGGCACGTTGACCATCAAATCCTGGTCCCTAAACCATTCATTGTAAATCAAATTGTAAGCTCTAAATGGCAGGGTGTTCACCGACAGTTCCTTGTCGCTAACCCCGTACGGGAGAGGGATCCCAAGGTAGTTGGCAATCTGGTGTACTTCACGGTGTTCTGCTTTCAGCACCACTTGAGGTACCAAATAGTCAATTGAGTCTTCCGGCGACTCCTGCTCACCGCAGAACTTCTTCCAGTTCCTCCATACGAGCCTATACGGCACATAAAACCAAAATGTGTCAAGATACAATGTATCCATAGGAGGCACCAGTGCCGAACTCAGTCGGGCAAATACTGTGCCTTCCATTCGGAAAGTATCACCAGGCAAAACTTCAGCCTGAAAAATAGGGATGAGGTAACCGGCGTTGCCGGTAGTCTTATGGCTGTGCGGGATACGAAAAGTACTTCTTTGAATATCCGCCTTCGGGTTTTGAGCCAAGTTATACTTGTATGCTGTTTTCATAATCTTTCTTTCTTTTTCGTCAGACGGTGTCACTAAACCCCATTATATCAAGTATAATGGGGCCCCCAAGTTTAGTTTCTACTTCTCCGTATCAGGTTGAATAAACCCGATACGCCGACAATTATATACACTATACAATCAATCACCGTTTTTATCGTTTCCGGCACTTGATCTACCACTGTTGCGATCGTGTCCATTTTTATCAATCCTTTCAGCTATTTCTTTAAGATAATCAATTTCTTTCTTCTCAACAACCTTTTCCTCAACAATTCCGAGAGATTTCGCCTTCTCATAATTATGAGGATCTGCCAGAAATCTCATGAACTGATCAGGATCATTTTTAAACTCTTCTCTAATCTTCGCCGGCAGCATTTGAAATTTCTCCTTCGCAGCCTTTATTTTATTCAGCGACTGGACTAAATCCGGTCCAACTTCACCGAACTGTACTTCCCTGATTAATGCAGTCGGAAGAACTCCAGTCTTCTGATACCGCGAAACTATAGAATTGATATTAGTCTCACGTTCAAAATGTTGCTGAGTTTGATCTTCAGCAGGATCGATATCAATCACTGGATGCACATGAGTTGTAAAATCGTATTGTTTTTTCGCAACAAGCATTTTCTACTCCTTTTTCAAAGAATCCTTCGCATCTTTACCAGTTAGGATAAGAACTGGCGCCTGCGGAGTGATTAATCCACTCATCTCGTCAAATTCGCCGATAAAATATAGATTAAAATCTTCCGGGTATTGACTTATCATTGATTTTTCCGACTTCATGCCTTGCATAAATGCACGTTGAGCATCTATGCTATTAGACATAGTAAACGGGTCGTAATATGCTCCACTTTTTTCGTCTTTTATACAAAATATTTTTTTCATTTGATTGACCTTTCTCTTTTTCTTTCACTTAACAACTGTTTGTATTTCTCTTTGGCAAGTGTCCGTTGCCAATCCGGCTCTTCATGAGTAATTGCGTATTCTCTCCTTTCTAATTGCAGTTGCTCAAACCTTTCTTCTAACTCCTTATTACCACACTTTTTAATCCATTCATCATAGTATTTTGGAGGCCTTACTACAAATTTATCCTTAACCACAAACTTATCGTGATTATATACGTCACCATAATACCTTTTAATAAACTCAGAACCGATCCCAGGACGATTGCTCATTGTAGCATATTCTGGGACTCTATCTTTATAGTATTGTTCCTTCAGTTCTCCGTACATCTTTTTTGTTGCGTACTTCGCAACATACAATGCACTTTCAGGAGTAAGTTCTCCTACAGTGTGATAACCGTAACTCTCTTTCGTCTTCGGATCAGACCAAACTTCTGCAATTCGAGGATTTATATATAATTTATAATCCTTTCTCTCTGTAAAGTCTATCTCCACATTATCGTGAAGAACTGGTCCAAATAATACCATATGATGGTGCGGGTTGACTCCTCTATCACCATATTCTCCGCACTGAAAAAACCTTATTCGGCATTTTCCAAACTTCTTACGAAGTCTTTTTAGAAAATCTTGAAACCGTTTTTTGTCTAAGGTTGGCAGTCCACTCTCACTATAAGGCCTATATTTATCGTTGTATGTCAAGGTAAGAAAATAGGAATGCTCATTAGTGATCTGTTCAGAAAGAATACGGACAGCCCATTCTTTCTGTTTATCAGCTTTACAACCGATACATCTTCCACAAGGAATTTTTATTTCCTTGTCGTAACGAGGATCTTCTCCTTTGTATCGTTCCTTTATATTAAACACAAGACTTCTCTTTCCGCTTGGGTTAACCTCATTACTAAACCAAGCTGACACGGGATGAAAACAAGACATAATAAAATCTTTCTAGCGTTCACAAGGCTAAAGGACTTTACTTCTTATACCCCCCTAACCTCTACGAGGTTCCCCCCAGTGGGGGGAGGGGTTCCTACCTTTGCTTCATCCACAGCAAACAACAATTTGGTTGGGGACATAGCATGATTGAATGTTCATAGCCTGAATCCACCTCTCTGTGATTGTGGTAAAACATTTTTTACTACAGCTTTGTTTCCTGCAGCAAATAACTTCTTACTTTTCTTCTTTGTCAACTTCTTTCTTCTTCCGCTCATTTTTTTCCTCATTTCTCAGATGGTTATATATGCCATGATACATTAAAGCTTTACTAATAGCTCTTTGCATTTCAGACTCTGTGTAAACACGCTTCTTTGGAGGCAGATCTTCTGCAGCACTTCCTTCTTCGTAAAAATGACTTAGGTAATTGTGGTATTCTCTTTTCATACTTCAACTCCTTATTGGTGTCACCTACTATATATAATATAACACTAATTTAATAAGATGTCAATACTTTTTTTTATTATGTAGTCCTTCTGGTCTAAAAATTTACCTCAACTTCATCATATTCATTGGCACCAAATTCAAAAGGCTTTTTACTATTTCCTTCGTACTCTGCATTGCACCATGCAAAGCCATGCCAGATCCAGTCGGACCTAACATAAGGTACATCATACCTAATTTCGGATACCTATCAATAAAATCATCTATTTTCATTTGTCTATCAAGATCAATCCCTTTTCTCTGGATATCTATTACCAGCTGATTCCATTCTTCATTTAGAACCTCAATTTCCTTATAGATCTTCCTTCGTGTGGCAGCATCAGTTGCTGCCCTTGATTGAGTCAACACAGTTTCAGCATCTATCAGTTTTCTTTGTTGGAAACGAAAATCCTTCTCAACCTCTATCATAGATGATTGACCTTTTATTAACTCTTCTTCGGCAGCAACCTTACCTTTCATTTGTTCAGACAAATCAGCTTCAGCTAATTGCTTCCTTTCTGCAGCATTGCTTGCTTTTGCATCAGCTCTATTTTTCTCTATCTGACTCTTGACTAATGCAAGTTGAGCGTAGTTCTGCTTAGCTCCACCAGTTGACGAAAAAGAAGATGCACTAACGGGCGTTGAACTTGCAGCCTGTCCGCCTGCAAGCAAGGGATTAATACCTGCCATTTTCAGATCATACGCACGCCTTCGTACAGCTGTATCTTCTCTCTCTTTTTGCTGATTATATCTATCCCAATCACGCAGAGCACCAAATAAATTCCAACCGAAATCCATCGAAACATTTGCAATATCTCCCCAATATCCAGCCATTTTTTTATCTCCTTTTTTTCGTTTAAAAAATACCGGGGCTAAACCCCGGCTCTACATTAGAAATGGTCGATTAGTCCTGGAACCGGATAGACCGGCATAGGACGTGTAGCTTCAATCTCTGCGAGGAAGTCAAATAAGAATTGAGCCACACCATGAGAAACTAATTCTTCATCTTCAATTATATCGTCTTTACTAAAGTGAGTCAACCGCTCAATCAACTCGTCAGACTGGTCTTCAATGAAAGTCTGTCCAAGAGACGGTACTGATCCGTACTCTTCTGAAAAATGATAAAAGTCAAGTGACTGTGCGTGTCTACTACAGAAATGGCCTGTAATGAGATTAGGTATATACCTATACTCATCATACCTTCCATTGTAACCAAAGACATCACTCCACTTTGAATCTTCTGGATCTGAATAGTCCTCAGTTCCTGTAAGATGGAGTTCTCTCTTATACACTGGCTGTTCGCCTAAGTTAGCGAACGAAGGCCAGTAATAATCGAACCTGGTACGTCTGGTCCACATTCTGTTGAGTCCAGACTGATACGTAATAGCACAGCGCACGTTTACGAGACCGATCACGTGTCCATGCTCTTCAAA